TGCATGATGGGATCAACATCAAATGCTTTAGACAAAGGTGGCGCTAATTTTAAAAAACTTTATTACGATTCTGATGTTACTAAACGTAATTCAAACGGTCAAACAAAAAGTGGATTATATAGTTTGTTTATCCCTATGGAATGGAATATGGAGGGTTTTATTGATCTTTATGGAATGCCTGTTTTTAATACTCCTGAAAAACCTGTAATGGGAATAGATAGAGAAATGATTACTCAGGGAGCTATTGATTACTGGCAAAATGAAGTAGATTCTTTGTCTAATGATCCAGATGCGTTAAATGAATTTTACAGGCAATTTCCTAGAACAGAATCTCATGCTTTTAGAGATGAAAGCAAACAGTCTTTGTTTAATCTTACTAAGATATATCAACAAATTGACTATAATGATTCTTTGATGATAAAGCAGCATATGACTCAAGGTTCTTTTTCTTGGCATAATGGTGTTAAAGATACAAGGGTTATTTGGACACCTGATAAAAGAGGTAGATTTTTTGTAACTTGGATACCAGAAAAAACATTAAGGAATCATGTTGTTGTAAAGAACGGAAAAAAATATCCTGGAAATGAACATATTGGATCTTTTGGTTGTGATTCATATGACATTTCAGGTGTTGTTGTTGGTAAAGGATCTAACGGTTCTTTACATGGAATGACTAAGTTTAATATGGATACGGCTCCTAGTAATCAATTTTTTTTAGAATATATTGCTAGACCACAAACGGCAGAGATATTTTTTGAAGAAGTTTTAATGGCTTGTATATTTTATGGAATGCCTATTTTATGTGAAAACAATAAACCAAGATTATTATATCATTTTAAAAACAGGGGTTATAGAGCTTTTAGTATAAATAGACCAGACAAAACATTTAATAAGCTTTCTAAAACAGAAAGAGAGTTAGGTGGAATACCTAATTCTAGTGAGGATGTGAAACAATCTCATGCTTCTGCTATAGAATCTTATATAGAAAAACATATCGGCTTAGATTTAGTAGGCAATTATAGAGATCCTGATGATATGGGAATAATGTATTTTCAGAAAACATTAGAAGATTGGGCAAGGTTTGATATAAATAATAGAACAAAATTTGATGCTTCTATTAGTTCAGGTTTAGCTATAATGGCTAATCAAAAACACCTCTATACTCCAGCTAAAGAAAAATCCAAAATAAGCATTAACTTTGCTAGATATAACAATAAAAATTCTATTAGTCAATTACTTAAATAAATGAAAGACGTAAAAATACAAGTTAACTCAGCTGCGTTTCCAGATCAATTTGCTTCTGATTCGGTAAAAGACACTACAGAGTATGGGTTGCAAATAGGACAAGCAATACAGTATGAATGGTTTAGAAGAGATGGAGGATCTTGTAGATTTTATTCTCAATGGGCAGAGTTTAATAAATTAAGATTGTATGCTCGTGGAGAACAGTCTATTGGAAAATATAAAAATGAAATTTCTGTTGATGGCGATTTGTCTTATTTAAATTTAGATTGGACACCCGTTCCTATTATTCCTAAATTTGTAGATATTGTTGTTAACGGTATGAACGATAGACTTTTTAAAGTAAAGGCTACTGCTCAAGATGCTATGTCTGCTGAAAAAAGAAATCAGTTTCAAGAAATGATTCAAAGCGATATGATTGCAAAACCTTTGTTGCAACAGATAAACACTGACTTTGGAGTTGATGCTTTTCAAACAAAGGAAGATGATTTGCCTGAAAATGATCAGGAGCTAGAGCTTTTTATGCAGATGAATTACAAGCCAGCTATTGAAATAGCTGAAGAAACTGCTATTGACACCATATTGTCTGCTAATCACTACAACGAAAGCAGAAAAAGAATTGATCTTGATATCACTACTTTAGGGATTGGTATTGGTAAACATATGTTTCTTCCTGGAGATGGTGTAAGGGTTGAGTATTGCGATCCAGCAAACGTTGTTTATAGCTATACTGAAGATCCTTATTTTAAAGACACTTTTTATTGGGGTGAAATAAAAACAGTTCCAATAACGGAACTTATAAAAATTGATCCTACATTAACAAATGATGATTTAAGTGAAATTTCTAAATATAGCCAATCATGGTATGACTATTATGATGGCGCAGCGGCATACAATAACAGTATGTTTTCTAGAGATACAGCAACTTTACTTTATTTTAATTACAAAACCACTCATTCTTTTGTTTACAAGAAAAAGAAAATGTCTGACGGAACATTTAAAGTAGTTCAAAAAGACGATCAATTTAATCCACCACAAGAAATGATGGATGAAGGAGAGTTTGAGAAAGTAACTAAAAGAATTGATGTCTGGTATGATGGTGTAATGGTTATGGGTACTAATATTATGCTTCAATGGAAATTAGGAGAAAATATGGTAAGACCAAAATCTGCTAGTCAATATGCATATTCTAACTATGTAGCTTGTGCGCCTAAAATGTACAAGGGATCTCTTGAGTCTTTGGTTCAGAGAATGATTCCATTTGCAGATTTAATTCAAATGACTCATTTAAAAATACAGCAAGTTGTTTCTCGTGTTGTACCTGATGGCGTTTTTATAGATGCAGATGGATTAAACGAGGTTGATCTTGGAACAGGTAATGCGTATAATCCAGAAGATGCTTTAAGGCTATACTTTCAAACAGGTAGTGTTATTGGTAGAAGTTATACTGGAGATGGAGAATATAACAACGCAAGAGTTCCTATCCAGCAATTAACATCAAATAGTGGCGCTAGTAAAATGCAAATGCTTATCACCAACTACAATCATTATCTAGACATGATAAGGTCTGTAACAGGCTTAAATGAAGCTAGGGATGGATCTAGTCCTGATCCTAATTCTTTAGTAGGTGTTCAGAAATTAGCAGCTTTAAATTCTAACGTAGCAACTAGACATATTTTAAATGCCAGTTTATACATTACAAAAACTTTAGCTGAATGCTTGTCAATTAGAACAGCAGATGTTTTAGAGTACGCAGACTTTAAAGATGAATTTGCCATGCAGATTGGTAAGTATAACTTAGGAATACTTGAAGACATTAAAAATCTATACTTACATGACTTTGGTATTTTTATAGAGATGGCTCCAGACGAAGAGGAGAAAGCTATGCTAGAGCAAAATATTCAAATGGCATTATCTAAAATGGATATAAATCTTGAAGATGCTATTGACATTAGAGAGCTTGCTAACATAAAGATGGCAAATCAATTGCTTAAAGTTAAGCGTAAAGCTAAACAAGAAACGGAGCAACAGCAACAAGCACAGCAACAGCAAATGCAAGCGCAAATGCAGATGCAAGCTCAACAAGCCGCTGCTCAATTAGCGCAACAAACAGCTCAAGCTGAAATGCAATCTAAAATTGCTGTTAAAGAAGCTGAAACATCTTTTGATATTCAAAAACTTCAAGCAGAGGCTCAATTAAAAGAACAGTTAATGCAGGTTGAATTTGATATGCAAATGCAATTAAAAGGTGTTGAACAAGACAACATATTATCTAGAGAAGATAACAGAGAGAAAGCTAAAAAAGAAAGGATTAATCAGCAATCAACAAATACTTCTAAAATAGCAGAGCAAAAGAAAAGAAATTTAACCTCAATAAACTTTGAATCTAATGAAGACAGTTTAGATGGGTTTGATTTTGCTGAGTTTAACCCAAGGTAAAAATTAAACGTATGAGAGAATCAGATAAACTTTTAGTTAAAAGCAATAAAAAGATGTGTGATGAGGGCATGAACGCATACGATTCTTTTTTAAAAAAAGGAAACACACCTAGACAAGCAAATAAACATGCAAGTAAAATTTGTAATGATTTGGGTATGAAGGCCTCTTTTAGTAAATAGGCTTAAATATATAATTAAATTAGTACTAACTTTGTAAAAAATTAAATCAAATGAGTTTTGAAGTAAAATCAGTTGACGGAAATGTCGAAGAAAAATCAAAAGCGCAAGTTGAAGAAACGCTATTAAAAAAACACGAAGAGCAGTTTGAAGATTCAGCAGATAAACCTGTTGATGACGGAATTG